ACTGCATGTCGCATACCTTCTTGTATTCCATCTACATGTACTTCTGTTTGAGGTGTTTCTTCTGGTGTTACTGGTTGTCCTGCTTGTTCTACTTCTACTGCATCATCTATATCTTGGGACAATCGTTCTAAATCTCCTTCGCTCATTGTCATTTTGTTAGTTTTAAATTAAAAAAAGGTAGCTGTAGCCTTGTTACTACAGCCACCTGTAATAACCTAAAGCTTCAGAGCTTTCTTGATATCATTGAACTCATTGTCAAGGTCATCAACTGATGTCTTGATGAAATATTCAGTGGTATCAACTGCTGCTGCATTACCCGCATTTGCAATGAGGGTATCAATAGCGGCATTGATCTTGGTACGTGCTTCTTCAATCGTTGCAACAACATCATTGCCTTCAGCTGTACTACCTGCGGTATCTTTACCGTCATAGTATGTCTGAACAGCTTTACGAAGTTCTTCAGTACCGCCATTCATGGCAATCTGAGCATCCTTCATGTTGTTTAAGAAAGATGCATGGCTCCTTAATTCATTGTACTTTGCAGTAGCAATGTTCTTGAGCTTCTTTACAGCTTTCTTTGCCTTACTTGCACCAGACTTGACTTTCTCTGGAACCAAGAACAGGACGAAATCACCTGATGGAAGAACTGCATCGTCCAATTGTAGTGTTCTCTTGTCTGTTCTTTCTACTACTCTCATACCGTCCCATTTGACGTTTCCGAGTTCACTTTTCAGTTCTCCGAAGGTACGAGCAGCTGATTCATGATTGATCAGGTCTTTCTGCGTAGTAAGCTTGAGTGTTACTTTTCTTTTACTCATGAGTACTTATTGTTTATTAATTAATAAATCCAATGTGAAAAACGAGTTTGCGTTTATCTACACTATCTACGAAATGATAGCGTGTTCTCCCACTCTCCTCAACATAATCTGGGTTATCATCCTCTATAACCCCTGTCTCTTGTAAAGCATCTTCGAACCATTTTGTCCATAACCATAGGTTACTTACATCAGGCATCTTACCTCTTCGAACATCATATATATCAAGTGATATAGACAATTTACGACGAGACCCTATATATACTTGGTCTCTAATGTGGTTGATGTTTTCTTGGAGAATTTGTTCCACTATGTACTTGGATAAGTACTTATGGAAATAGGATGTCATTTTAGTTCTAAGGGTGTAATGCATTGAAGCATTGTATAGTCCTTGACCGTTTACTGTCCAATACCTCGGTCTTCCTGACTTTCTTGATTTCTTTGCTGTTTGAAATCTACCCTCGAATTGCGGAATTATCACTTTCAAATCCATCGTCGAAATTTCCTCCTACATATACATTTGTATCGGAAACTCTAATGGTTTTAATTCCTTCTTCAGCATTAAGACGTAATCTGTTCTTGTCGATAGATATATTCTTAACCTTGTACTTCTCGCATAGTTTAGCTCTTGCTATCAATTGATTAGGAGCTGCTATAACGACAACATTAGGTTTTAGTTCACCATCAGCATTTAGTTTCACGAACGAACATATATATCTTTTACTACCTGTTTTACTAGCCATCTTGTAAAAACCTTTCTATTAGAAAATCAAAACCATTAAGATCATATTCCTCAACGAAGTCTGACGGGTCTTTTGGTTGTCCTATAGGGTTATGACTTACCCTTAGATCGAACTTACCAGCAAAGTGTGCCGCACCTCTTATTCCAGCGTCATCGTTGTCAAACCATGTAATAATAAGCTTGAATCGTGCTTTAAGTTTGCTCATTACTGATTCTGGAATGTAAGAATGTTCGTTGTTGGGAGCAATTGCCCAATACCCTAACAAGTTGAATATTAATATGTCTTTGTAGCTTTTTGTTATGAAAAGAATGTTTCCTTGTTTTGGCAACAAAGTCCATCCTTGAACGATGGTCTCATCTACATTCGATATAAACTTCCCTCCACTCTTAACTTGTGGGAAATACAACTTCCTTCTAAACACACCATTGTTCCAGTAGAAATCATATGAGTATCCAACCATAAAAGGATTAAGAGCATAATATGCTTTTTCCTTTTTACTACTGGACACACGATAATGACTGATACTTTTAATATTGTGATATTCAAGGAGTCGTGATGGGATTCCGTACTTTCTCCAGTACTTTGCATCAAGTGCTGTCCAAGGTCTCGGTTTTATATCTATGATCGTAGGCTTCTTTTCGTGTTTTTCTAAGTTAACACTGGACTTCTCCGGGATTACCAGAGAAGTGCCAGAGCTACTTATGTTACCTCCAAGTTCTAAGTTAAAGTCCTCGTTGACTTTTTTCAACGCACCATAGTAGTCTGTATCAAATTTCTTTGCTATGTAGTCGAATATCCTATAACCGCCTTTTTCACCGAAATCTTTATAAAGTAAATCTCCTTTCCATACTATAATATGGCAAGATGGCTTCCTGTCCTTACGGAACTCGCTTTTAAACATTCTGTCGAGTTCTCTGAACTCAGGACAATATGTTTTAAACAATTGATAACTATCTAGTTCTGCTAGAATGTTCTCTTTTGTTAACGATTTTTCACCACTTGTAAATCCCATGATTATAAGTTAAAATGGATCAGCACCACCATCACCTCCACCATCACCGTTACCGGCATCAGTGTTTTCAAGCATTACTGATGGTTCAATCCATGCTTGGAATGTGAAGCTACTGGAGAAATCCTCTTTTGGTGGATAACCTTGTTCAGTTTGCTTCTGGATGTGAGATTCCCAATATGTGTTTCTCTTATTTGTAGCTCTATCGAAATATCTGTTGTATACTGATTGGTATTTACCATCTCTTACTGTTAATAATACTCTGATCTCGTTATCGGAGTTAGCGGCAAGGAGTCCTCCTAGTTCACTATAATCTCCATCAAACAGTTTTTCAAAATTGTCAAGCTTGGCTTCGTCTTGTGGACTGATATTTAACCAGTTAATCAGGAAGAGATGAATATCTCCTTCACCGATTTTACAAGGTCTTGCTGTTTCAGCATCAAACCACTTCAGCTCAGAAGGTGCTTCGTCGGGAGTTCCCCACGCTGTCCTTCCAAGATCATTGATCCATTCTGCTTTTGTACCAGCTTGATTTGCTCTATGCTTGTTCTCAAGAAAGAAAGCAATCTTTGTTCTTACTCCTTCATCGGCTGTTTCACCTACACCTTGTAAGAAGAAGTCGAGACGTAATTTCTTAGTGTCTCCGTCCATCGAAGCATAATTGGGTTCATTCTGTGGTCTATATCCAAGAGCTTCTAACTGAGCTTTCGTTGGATTGATAGCCACAACCTTCATGTTTCTAAGTCCTGTAAATAATTTACCTTCTTTAACAACTGCTGTGCTTGAATCATTACTATTAAATCCCATTGTATTAAGATTTTAATCGTTTAAAAATAGAGTTTATCCTCCCTCATAATAAGCTTCAATCTGCTTAGTTATAGTTGCGAGGTCATTAGGTATCAACATGTCTTCGAACATACCTCTGGGCGACTTGCACGTAGTAGTTCCGTCATTCTGAGTTATGAATCTATATTCTAGTAAGTTGGATTCTGCGTTTTTGAGTACATCTGTAAATAATACTACTGTAAATAATCCTTCGAGTGTAATCTTTTCATCGAGCAATTTTCCTATCGTCTTGATCTTTCTCTTGGGCTTGAAATTCTCTTGTATGATCTCGTCGTGACATAGAAAGTAAACCTTCAGATTCTCTCTAAGATTACGTGCTTGTGTAATAACATCCCACGCATGTTTAGCAATGTCTGTAAATTTCTCCCATCCTGTCTCTTTCGCTCTGTTCATGAACTCAGTACTCATGAGATACTGGAAGTCATCAATAATAATTTGCTTGACTTCAGGTTTACTCTCACTTACATACTTAACCTCTTCAACAATCCGAGCGGAGTCCGCACTTATAACATAATTTCCACCCTCACCGGAAATGTAATGTTTCTTCCAGCCCCGAAAAGGAAGCGGTTTATTGACACAGCCAATAATAACCGTCTCCTTCGGGTCTAGATTCTCAACCGAAGTTGATTTACCTGTTCCGGTTTGTCCTACAATTGCAATAATTTCACTCATAGATACTTAGAAATTAAAACCAGAAAATTTGATAAGGTAATCTTCTAATCCTGTACCGTAAGCATCTTTTGGATTGTAGTTGTACGCAAAGTATTTCTTGACACCACCTGCACCTGCAAGGTGAGCTGCTGCAAGAATACCACTCTTTGTAATAACTACGCCTTTGATCTGTTTACCATTGTACTTATGGATAACATCTTTAAGATGAGATTCATTTTTGGACAACAATGTGATCATAGCAGCATCTTGGTCTTCTTCAGACCATACGGAAGGGTTCTTCGTGAACTCTCTGAACTTTACGTTACCATATCCGCAGGATTTGCGTGCTGCATATCCAAATTGATACTTTCCGATGTAACCATATCTATTGTATATTCTCGGATTATTCCCTGATTCCATAAGACCTATGGCAGTAAGGAACTCCTGAAACTCTTGTCCTCTCTTTTCTTGCTCTATTCTTAGTTTTTTAGCAATATAGAATTGACGGAGTTGCTCATCTTTAACCTCATCGGAAAGATTCGGAGCGAACGACTTAATAGACGTTAAAAACAGTACACAAATCAGTAAGAAAACTTGTCTTTTTCTCATAGTGTTTGTTTTCGTTTATACTCAATCGTAGTCAACGACACGATTGTACTTTAAGAGATTCTTCATTTTAGCAACGAAAGGGTCTCCATCCCTTGTTTTAAGATAATGCCAGTATATTAACCCTTGTGTCGCTAAGTCACTAGGACCATATGACGTAAGGTTTAACATCTCTGGACGATGCGTTACCATGAACCCATCTGAATATTGATATAGTGCATCTGCACCAAATACATCCGATTTCTGTGGATAATGTAAGGTCTTATTCTGTATCCTCTCAGTAGATTCTATACTTCGATTCAACTGACTTACTATAACATATGATGATTTAATCTTCTTCTTTAGTTGGTTGATCGCACCTCCTAGCTCATATAGCGTATCGAGTTGCTTTTGTC